AAAAAACAGCGACATGGCGACGGTGCTATTGCCTGCTGCATGATGGTTGCGGCCAGTAAAATGGAGGGCGGTGAAATTGACTACATGAGCCTACCTTCCAAAGCCGAAAGGCGCGACAACCGCAACAATGACGACAACTACTCAATCCAACAAAGTGGGTGTTATTGATGGAAACCTACGAGCAAAACGGTACGCGCTTTCGTGTACGTGAACGCGGCCTTAAAACCAAACAAACCGACAATTCAGCACGTGTGGCGCAAATGCGGCGTGAGTTTGCTGAGCATCCTAGTTCTGGGCTAACGCCTGCCACGTTGGCGGTCATTCTTAAAAATGCTGAAAAAGGTAGCTTATTAGAACAGTGCTACCTTGCTGAAGACATCGAAGAGAAAGACGGTCACATCCAGGCTGAAATATTCAAGCGTAAGATGGCACTAACCGATATCGATTGGCAGATAGAGCCGCCTGTGAATGCCACCGCCCAGGAACAAAAAGATGCGGCCAACATAGAGCAAATGCTGAAAGATGTGGAAGACTGGCACAACATCATATTTGGTATGGGTGACGGCATTTTAAAAGGCTTTTCAAACATTGAGTATGAATGGGGCTTTTACAATAACTTCCGTATTCCTGAGGCATTCGTGCACCGCCCTGCTACGTGGTTTCAGTTACACCACGACGACCAGGACTGCATTGCCCTTCGCGACCAAACGGGTAAGGGCGAGAAACTACGCCCGCTTAACTGGCTGCAGCACCGCCACCCTGCAAAAAGCGGTTATGCCGCACGCATTGGCCTAATTCGTCAGCTGGCGTGGCCGTTCATATTCAAAAACTATTCGGTGCGCGACTTAGCCGAGTTCCTAGAGATTTACGGCATTCCTATTAAATTGGGTAAATACCCTAGTGGTGCAACTGATACCGAAAAGAGCCGCTTGCTTCAGGCAGTACTCGGCATTGGCCACAATGCTGGGGGCATAATCCCCAAAGGCATGGAAATTGAATTTCACGAAGCAGCGAAAGGCGGCGGCAGCGACCCCTTCATGACAATGATGAGCTGGTGTGAGCGCATCCAATCTAAAGTCATTTTAGGTCAAACCCTCACATCCCAGGTAGACAGCACGGGCAGCCAAGCGTTAGGCAACGTGCACAATGAAGTACGACAAGACATTCGCGACCACGATTTGCGCCAAATGGCCAATACCTTAAATCGCGACCTTGTTTTACCGATGCACGCGCTTAACAGCCTAAGCTACCGAGGCGACCCAAGACGTAAGCCGCGTATTATATTTGACACACAAGAGCCCGAAGACATCAGCCAATACGCTGATAGCTTACCCAAGCTGGTCGACATTGGTTTTCGTATTCCGGCCAGCTGGGCGCAAGATAAGCTGCGCATTCCGGAGCCTGAAGGCGAAGAGGCTATCTTGGCTCGCGCTGCCGCCACGCCTGCTGTTAACGAGCCAGAGGAAAAAGATGCGGATAAGGACGACCCAAAACAAGAGCCGCAAACCGCTGCATTGCGTTTAGCGCTCGCTGCACTTAAAGCACAACAACCGAAAGACGACGGTGCAGATGTACTCACCAAGCGCTTAGCACAACAGGCTGGCGAGTCGTTCAGTCAGTTAATGCAACCCATTGAATCACTCGTAGCGAATGCTGATTCATTGGAGGCGCTATTAGAGCAGCTGCTGGAATTAGAAGACCAACTGCCCATTGAAGATTATCAACTACTTTTGGGCCAAGCATTTACCGCAGCTGAGTTAAGCGGACGATTTGATGTGAATGAGGGTAATTGAGGATGCCTGCCCAGTACGGCCCTCAGAAGTTTTCTGAAGCCATTACCCACTTTAGAAACAAGTTAAACATGCCCAGCGAACGCTGGGCTGATGTGTGGCGCGAACAGCACAATAACGCCTTTATGGTGGCTGGTGCAACGAAGACGGATTTGTTGGCCGACATTCGCCAAATGGTAGACAGCGCAATAGCCGAGGGCAAAAGTTTAAGCTGGTTTCAAAAAGAGTTTAAACACCTGGTTAAAAAGCATGGATGGGAACACACAGGCAGTGCCGCATGGCGAGCTAATATCATTTATGACACGAACATGCGCCAAGCCTATAACGCGGGTCGCTTCCAGCAGCTGCAGAATTTTCCTTACTGGCGCTATGCGCACGGCGATAGTCGCTACCCTCGCCCACATCACCAAAGTAAAGACGGTACCATTTTACCTAAAGAGTCGCCGTTCTGGCTTACCTGGTTTCCCCAAAACGGTTGGGGCTGTAAATGCAAAGTGTTTGGTGAGACAGAGCGCAGTATTAAGCGCAAGAACATGACGTTAAGCAAAGAGCCTGTTATTGAAACGCGCGAATGGGTAGATAAGAAAACAGGTGAAGCGCACCAAGTGCCTGTAGGTATCGACCCTGGTTTCGATTATTCGCCGGGCTCAAAATCGCAAGCCGATGTATTGCGCCAGCAGCAACTTTCAAAGCCACCACTAAAAGAGCGCCTTCCTGAACGTGTGGTACCTAGTGCTTACTCAACGAATAAAAATGTAACCATTCATGGGTTAAACAAGGTCATTTCAGAATTGAGCCAGGCGCAACCACAAATGCGCCAAGTGACCGATTTCATTACTACCTACGGTATGAAAACCTTGTTTCTGAAACCTACCGAAATGGTGCGTGGAAGCAAGAAAGCCAAAGAGTTGGAAGAGGACATTACCAGTTATTTAAATGTCCCAATATCAAAAGCCAATGGCCATTGGCCTGTACCCAGTAACACCGCACGACGTGCAAATGGTTACACAGCACTTGCTTGGAAACACGTCGTCGTAAAAGCCAAAACAGGTGTAAACTTAAATAAAATTGCCGACATTACCGACTTAACCAATGCGGTAGAGGCGGCAATACTCGCTTTACAGGCTGGCAAGCGGCAATGGTCGCTGTCGCATATTGTAAGGCACTATACAGACAGTGGTGATCATGGTGGCGCAATAATCACATGGCTTCATGAAATGGGACACCAAGTTCAATTTCAGGCCATGCGCATGGAAATTCCTACACCGGGCTTAAATGAGAGTATTACCACTTACAGTATGCAAGACACCATGGAATGGCATGCCGAGCACTTTGCCGCATGGGCGCTTAATCGCGCCATGCTTGAAACGCACTATCCAGCGATAGTCGCATACTTCGACGAACTAATGGGGGAACTACTGTAATGAGTATTTTCGATAAAATTAACGCTGGCCATAAAGAAGAAAGCGAGCAGCTGCGTGACGCACAGCAAGTGCTTCAATCGTCGGTACCAACTGCAGAAAAGCAAGCGCGTATTGAAGCGCTAATGAAAAAAGCCCCTGAACATGAAAAAGCCATGTTTGGTGATCTTCTTTCTAACCTAGTGCTGCAGGCTGACTAATTATGGTTAAAGCTAGTATTCTTAGTTGGATCCTCTTTATAGCGATACTGAGCGCTTTTCTGATGAAGGTAGAAGTAATATCTATATGGGGTTTTCTCATCTGCATGACGATTTTCTCTGTGGGCTGTGAAATTGAAAGTAAAATCGACGTTATAAAAAAAAGGGATGGTAATGGCTGGTAGCTTCATTACGGTTCGTGCTTATGGCAGTGGTGAGATAAATGCACTGCTTACCCGTATTGCCAGAGCAGGTACTGACCTAGAGCCCGCGTTCGAGGAGATTGGTGATTATCTAATTCGGGCAACGGAAGAACGCTTTAAGCTGGAACTCGCTCCCAATGGTGAGCAGTGGGAGCCGCTTGCGCCAGAAACGCTAGCACGAAAAGCTGGCGAAGATAGAATATTGCAGCAATCTGGCATTTTGCGCGATCAGCTCAATTATCAAATAACTGGAAAAACGCTGACCTTCGGAAGTAACCAAGAGTATGCCAGTACCCACCAGTTCGGAAGAGAGGAAGATGGCATACCCGCCCGCCCATTCTTGGGGTTAACGACAGGGCCATGGAGAGATGAGGATGAAATTGTGGAAATACTGCAAGGCCACCTATTAGATGCTATCACCTAGACAAAATCACTCAATCCCAGTTTAAATAAGGGCTGGAGGCATATTTTAGATGTATTTGGCTGGAAAAATGGATAACAGCATTAAAAAGTGAGCGCCTCAAACGCATTCTAAGCGCGTGTAAGGTAAAAGCTGAGTATTGGCCTTACTAAAAAAATTTAAACAATTCTGGTGATAATTAAAAGGGGTCTGAGGGGTTTGGTAGTGTAGTTTAGGGTGCTATTTACCATCAGTCATAAAAAAGGCCCTGTTTCGGGCCTTTTTAAGTGCTTTCTGATTAATTTTTATTTATGTAGCTATCAAGGTCTAACCTAACTAATTCAATTAGACCCGCTAATCCTGCCGGATTAACACCTTCTAAGTTGTCCTGATAGGCCAATAAAGACTCTAAGGCTTCAAGTTTTACGCAGGTCTCTGCTACACAATCCAGTAGTTGCACATATTGATTTACGCGCTCGCTCGCCAGCTTTACCGCAGCCATTACTCGCCCTCCACAGTGCCGCCACTGGCAATCCTTACTCGCGCCTTTTTTATCTGGCTACCAGTAGTGCGCTTAAGGGCATCCAGTAAACGGGGCAAACGTTCCCGCTCGTGCTCTACCATGCTGTCTATCAGTTCTTCAATAGTAGGCGTAGGCAATGGGCCTTTATCGTCTTCGCTGTTGGCCCAAGGGTATTTACCGTTAATGATTTGGCTTACTGCTGTTGGCGATATGCGCAGCACCGCCGAAATATCACGCATGCTCATACCTTGGGCGCGCAGCGCCAGTGCTTCAGCTTCTTTTTTGCGCGTTACCCGTACCTTGCCTTTTTGGTTAATTTCCAACAGCCCAATATAGCGCCCCGTCACATCCAGTTTTTCGGCTTGCTGGCGGCTTATCATCACCAGTGCCGCCATGTTCTCAGCCATAATGCCAAGGTTATGCTCTACTTTGCCAAGCCGCTGCTCCACGCCCTCCATCGAACCCGGCGTTGCGGCTTGCCCGGCCAGCACCGCTTTAGCCCATGCCCGAAACTGTTTGGCGCGGGGCGTGTTGCTAAAAAAGCTCAGTAAGTGACAGCCTGTGGCGGAGAAAATGCGGAAATCCCGAGCCTGACCCTGCGCGGTCAATTTGACCGTGCAGGTGTCGTCTTCTGTAAATTCGTCTTTGTGGCGATTAAACAAACGCACAATACCATCTCTAGCATTTTGCTCAGCATAGCCAAGCGCTAAGCCTATCTGCTCAGCAGTCAGCCAACGCTGGTCATTGTGATCAATTACGGTAAGGTTGGTGCCCTCAAACGGCACGGTGGTTAATTGGGTAGCCATATGGCCTCCTACTTGTCGCTTTGAATATGAGTTGGGTGCCGGGAGGTTCAAAACAGCCAAGTAGAGCTGCGTGATCTATTTCCCGAGGGTATTGTATTAATCACCCTCCCGGCGCTGGTACAAGTTGCCACTTTTTTAGCCTGCAAGGGTGCTGGGCAAAAATCGGGCACAAAAAAACCGCTGGCTGTCGTGTGCGGGTAACGCTACTTGAAAAGATGTTTTGAAGCATCTGGTGCAAATGTACCTAAGCATAAGGCAGTTGGCAAGCACCATTTGATCGCGTACTCTGATCGCGTTGTCGTATCCAGTACAAGAAAAAGGCACCTTATGGAACTACACTCCCAAACACTGCTGCTCATTATGATGGCAATTAGCGCGCTTTGTGCCTTGCCGTTTTTGTATCAGGTTTGCCGTACCGTATGCATAGCAATTTATTATTACTGGTGGCGTCCAAAACGATACTTAAAGCTCACGTTTACCGAGGGCGATAAAACCGCAACCTTCATAGTAGACCCTGAAACCGACTATGTGTTGCATGTAGAAGAAGCCCTTATCCGCAAGGGATTTTCCAGCTCACTAGCCCAAACCTAGACTAATCCCCTTCCTTCCCTATAGCCCGACATACTGGTCGGGCTATGAAAAAACAATTAACCACACTTACATCTTCAGTACTTGGAGGCCGCCATGTAGCGACAACGCTAGCAGCAGCCGTGTCCTTTGCTGCCCTATCGAACCAGTCGAACAACGCTGAGTCTCCACTTGGCGTTGCTGCCTGTACTTTTTCAATTGATATAGAACAGCCCTGGCAACAAATACTCCCGGGAGCTGACTTCGCTGCCTATGATGGCCGCCCTACTGAAGTGCCTGGTAATAAGTGGCGCATCGATAATGCCAAAGGCGAAGCCCTCGCCGCGAAATTAAATGCGCGAGCTGATGCGGGCGAGCAGCTGCTTGTCGACTACGACCACCAAACCCTTCTTGCCAAAGAGAACGGCTCTAAAGCCCCTGCCAGTGCATGGGGTAATAAATTCGAATGGCGAGAAGACAAAGGCTTATTCGCTCAGCTTAATTTCACGCCAACCGCGCGAAAGCACATCAAAGACGGTGAGTACAAATACTACTCCCCCGTCGTCATTTACAACAAACACACAGGTGAAGTGTTAGACCTTCACAGCGCCGCTCTCACGAATGACCCAGCAGTAAAGGGCATGAGTCAAGCTGCCGCCCTTCATGCAAACGTTAATAACCAACCATCGGAGCCTACGCCCATGAACGAAGCATTAGCCCTGCTATTTAATCTGCTGGGTATTACTACCCCATCTACCGACATTGATGCTGCTGCATTACATGCACAGTTAACTAAACCAGGCGTGAAAGCCAAGCTTGACGAAATTAAGTCCAAGTTAGACGGCGCAGCACAAAGCGACGAACAAATTGCCGCACTTACGGCAAAAGTAGAGCAAGCCAAAGAAGGCATTAACCCAGCCGAGTATGTGCCTATCGAAACCTATAACGGCGTGGTAGCAGAGCTAGCAGCGTTATCGGCAAACCACAGTGCGGTAACTGTCGACCAGCTCATTGAGCAGGCCCAAAAAGACGGCAAGTTCGTGGCGCAAGCGGAGCTGCCTTACTTACGCAGCCTGGGTAAAAGTAGCATGGCAGCGCTTAAAGCACAGCTTGATGGCCGCGCAAGCGTGGAAGCCTTTGGTGGTAAACAAACCAAAGAAAAGAAACCAGACGGTGAAGACCAAAACGCCGTTGCGGCCCTTACCGCTGACCAAAAGCTTGTAGCAGACCAACTGGGCATTTCCCACGAGGACTACGCCACCGAGCTTAAGAAAGACTAGCTCTACGCCTAACCACACACTTAATTTGGAGAAATAAAGCACATGGCTATTATTACCTCACCTGTATTAAACGCAATCCGCACTGGGTTTCGTAAAAACTTCGAAGACGGTAAAACCCGTGGCATGCCGATGTACAATGCCGTGGCCACCATCGTTCCATCCTCAACCAAATCGAACACCTACGGCTGGTTAGGGCAATGGCCGGGCTTCCGTGAATGGATTGGCGAGCGTCAGCTTAAATCACTTAAAGAGCACGGTTACACCATCACCAATAAGGCCTTTGAATCAACTGTGGCGGTTGACAGAGACGATATCGAAGATGACAACTTAGGCGTTTATTCGCCCATGATGGACGAAATGGGTTACGCCTCATCAGTATTCCCAGACGAACTGATATTTCCTTTACTAGGTGCTGGCTTCACGTCTACCTGTTACGACGGGCAGTACTTCTTTGACACCGACCACCCAGTGAATTCTGAAGTAGATGGCAGTGGTACAGATATCTCGTTTTCTAACGCAATCATTGATCCTGGTTACACAGGTGATGCCTGGTATCTGTTAGACACATCGCGAAGCTTAAAACCACTTATCTTCCAAGAGCGCAAAGGTATGCAATTTGTCGCTATGGATAACCCTAACGATGAACAAGTATTCATGAATAAGGTTTTCCGCTATGGCGTAGATTGTCGCTGCAATGTGGGCTACGGCTTCTGGCAAATGGCTATCGGGGTTAAGAAAGAACTGACTCCAGCAACCCTTTGGGAAGCCATCAACAAGTTCCGCAGCTTTAAAGCAGACGGTGGCCGTCCGTTAGGTTTAGGTAAGAACGGGTTAACGCTAGTCGTACCATCCTCACTGCACGAACACGCTACCAAGATTAACGAGCGGGAACAAATTGACGACGGCGGCGTGACGGTAAGTAACGAGCTCAAAGGCAAGTTTACGGTACTAAACCCCGATTACCTTCAAGCTTAATTTCCTAGAACCTTAACAATCACTACAACTACTACAACTGGCTTTTAAATAAAGGCCAGTTGTTTTGGAGAAACGTTATGTCAAAACTCGCTATTGTCTCATTAATTATTACCGCAAGTGTGCCTTCCTTTCGTCGTGCCGGCACAACCTTTACTGACGCCGGAAAAGCCTTCCCTGAAGGTTACTTTACAGAAGAACAACTTAACGACATTCACAAAGAGAAAAAGCTGTCTGTCCGCGAAGTGCAGTCCGATGCCATCCCAGAAGGCGTTGATACCTCACTTATCTCTGCCGCGCTCACCGCTTCCGCCGCTGAAGAAAAGACGAAAGAAAAAAAGACTGCCTCGCAAACCGAACCTACCAAGTCGACGGGAACGAAAGCAACGGGTAAAGCCAGCACAACCAACGACACAGGTGCTAGCGCCTAATTAGCGCTAGTCGGAGCATCACTATGGCGTATTGCACTACTGACAACTTAATTGACCGGTATGGAGCCGATGAACTGTTACGTCTTACTGACCGCGACAATAACGGCTTTATCGACGAGCAAGCAGTAAGTGCAGCCATAGAAGATGCCAGTGACTTGATTGATGGCTATTTGGGTGGGCGCTACACCCTGCCCCTTAATGTTGTGCCTAGCGTGCTAATTAAAATATGCGCTGACATCGCCAGGTTCAATATGTACGACCACACCGTTCCTGAAACCGTCGATAAGAACAACAAGGCGGCAATGGACTTTTTGAAGTCGGTGGGGAAAGGCGAAGTGCGGTTAGGCCTATCAGATAGCAACGAGTCGCCCGCATCTGACGACCAGATACAAATTCAGAGTGAGGAAGGCGTGTTTAGCCGTCGCAACTCAAAGGGGTTTATTTGATGCTGAATTTGGTTAAACCCCGTATCGCCAGCCTGTTCGACGAGGTTGGCACCGCCGCAAACGTGCGAAAAGCAATGAGCCAACCACTGCATCGCAATAGCGCCGCGTTTGTCGTGCCAGTCAGCAATCGACCCATGACAAACAGCCGTGATGTCGATATGGGCCGTCCGCTGCAAGAGTTTATCGTGACGTTTGGTGTAGTCATTGGATTACGTGCCATTAACGACCCTACAGGCGAGCGAACGCTTGCAGAGCTTGAAAGCCTGCGCAATACACTGCGTGAAAGCTTGTTTGGTTGGAAACCTGACGACGAGCACGAACGCGTTATTTTGGGGAATGGCGACCTTATCGGTTTCACCAACGACGGCCTTTGGTGGATAGACAGATTTTCAACCAATACCTGGTACAGAGGAAATGCAACATGATCATAGTGACCAATGCCAGCGACAACGATATTACGCGTGCAGCCGTAACGTTTAAGCCTGGTGAAAACAAGTTTAAAACGGGTGAGCTAAGCGACGGCAAACGCGCACAAATTAGTGCACATCCAAAGCTAAAAGTCGTGGTTGTTGAAGACCGCCCAATTGAAACCAAAGCGCAGCCAAAAGCACAGGAGAAGAAATCATGAGTATCACTCCAGGGTTTAGACACGACAAAAAATTTGTGGTGATGGCGCTTCGCAGAGACAGCGACACAAAAGGCGCTGACTATATCGCTGCTGGCGCACAACCTCTTGCGATACTCACCAAAGGGTTGGCGGTTGATCCTTATCAGAGCGAACAAATTACACGTGATTTAGATACGGGTGAGCAAGGTGGAGAGAAGGTCATACACGCTGGTGAAATGATGACACTTACCATCCCTGTGGAAATAGCGGGCTCTGGTGATGCATCAAGCGCAGCTGCATACAGTGCAATCCTGCAAACGGCTATGCGTGACGAAAAAACCGATGTTGCCAATGAAGTGACCCATAACCGGGTTCTTAATGCATCGGAAGAGCAAGACGGTACGTTCTACTTTTACTGGGAAGGGATGTATCACATTTTACTTGCAGGAAAATCATCCCTTACCGTCGCTGGAAAAATAAACGAACTGGGATACCTAACTTTTGAGGTTAAAGGAATCTACGGCGACACCATCGAGGGCCTGCCACCTCAACCAGATTTCAGCGGATTTCAGGATCCTCTCCCACTAAGTAATTCCAACACCAAATTTACTTTGGATGCTCAAGCTCTCAACCTCTATGAGTATGAGCTTGCCGACAATCATAATGTTGAACATGACGAGGGAACTGAGCAAAACCAAGTGTTTATTGAAAGTTGGAGCGAAGAAGGAAAGTTCATTATTGAAAGCCCAGCACTGTCAACTTTCGACCCCTTCGCCTTAATGCGAACTTCAACACTTGTTCCATTTACATTCACCCACGGCGTAGCCAATGGAGAAGTGTTTGAACAGTCGAGTTCAGGTATTCAAATCTTAACGGTTAAGCCTACCGCTATTAAAGGCAAACAAGCGTGGGATTGTGGTTTCAGGGTTATCAAAGGCCATCACAGTATTATCAAGACCAGCTAATACAACGTGCCCCGTAGGGCGATAAAAGCGCTGAGCAAAGGAGTCAGCGATTTACTCACCGCCAGGGATGGCACCTCTATTTGAGAATCAACCATGCCATTTATCTTAACGAAAAAACGTGAAATCGAATGGCCTGTATCAATTGAAGTGCCAATTGATGGCGGCCATACCGAATCTCAAAAATGCACTGCAAGTTTTGAGGTTTTAAATCAAGACGAGTACGACAAGCTCATTGGCGATGACGTTAAATTCTGTGTTCGTGTCGTCACTGCATTTGGTAGTGACATTCAAGATGAAGACGGAAAACCACTCCCCTGTACCGCAAAAACAAAAGAAGCTTTATTTAAAAGTGCAGCATATGTGCGAATGGGCTTCATTAACGCATACCACGAAGCAGCCACGGGAATCGTAGCAAAAAACTTGAAGGGGCAGCCAGGCACTGGGCAGTCGGGCCGCAAACCCCGCAAAAAGAGATAGATGCCCTAACTGAGCAAATGCAGGAGCTCGGATTATCGAGCCATTTAGGAGAGTTGAACAAAGTAATGCGCTCGGACGAGCGTTATGAAGTTCTAGAGGAAAACTGGCCTATCGTCGAATGGTTCATTGAGACAGAAGACCTGTATTTGTGGAATCAAAATGTTTGCCTTGGCCTTGATGTTAAAGCCGTCCGCGATGATGCGTTTATGTCGGGTCGCGAATTTACGAGTCAACAATACAAAGGGCTTCGAATAATGGGTCGAACATTCGCAGATGAAATCACAAAACTTTGCACGATGAGTAAGTAATGAGTGAAATAGTAACTGGTATTCGGCTAAGGGGTGACGCAAGTGGCTTAGTAAGTGAGACACAACGTGCTCGCACAGCTCAAGAAAAATTCACTAACACGACTCGCCAGTCTGGCAATCAAGCCCAGCGAACAAGCGCGCAGGTTGCAGGTCTCTCTGCTGCAAAAGGTCAACTTACCGCGAATATTAGGACAATGTTTTCACCTGTTAACCTTTTAACAGGTGGTATCGCAGGATTAATCGCTGCAATGGGAATTGGGGATGTCATCCGCTTCTCGGATGAAATGAAACGTCTCGATAATCAGTTGAAGTTGGTAACGGCGTCGGATAAAGAAAGGTTTGCGCTACAGAAGCAGCTACTTCAGCTTTCCAATAGATCGTATTCTGCAATTACAACAACAACTGAAATCTACGCCAAAATGGCAAGGGCTACGCAGGAGTTAGGTGTTAATGAAGAACAACTCTTAGCTGTAACACGAGCAGTCAATCAATCTTTTGTTATTAGCGGGGCTTCTACCCAAGAAGCAGAAGGCTCCATACGTCAACTTGCTCAAGCACTTGCTTCAGGTGTATTTAGAGGGGATGAATTTAATAGTGTCGCGGAGCAAGCACCAAGATTATTAGAGGCACTTTCAGAGCAACTCGGCGCGACAACTGGTGAATTAAGAGAAATGGCTGAAAACGGTGAGTTAACTAGCCAGAAGCTTATAGCTGCGCTAATTAACCAATCTGAAGCCATAAACACAGAATTTGGAAAGATGGCACCTACCGCCAGTCAAGCAATGACTGTTGTTTCAAACAACTTCAAGACACTGGTATCAGAAGTAAACAAAGCATCAAACGATTTTGGCGGACTAACAAATACTATTTCTGGTATTGGTGAAGCCCTTGGGAGTTTAACTTCTATCGTAGCCAGCGGAGAGATGGTCGCCTATTTGTCAGCTTACGCTGGAGCATGGTCGGGCTGGGCAGATTCTGTTTTTGATTCGATTGACTTGGCTATAGGTGCAGTTAATCAATTCCCACTACAAGTTTTAGCAGCAAAAGCGATCACTGAAGAAACGCTTGGGTTGCTTGCTGATGCATTTAAGTATTTCCCTCAGAACATTAAAGGAATGGTTCAGATACTAACTGTCGAGTTAGCCAATCTGGAAAGAGTAGCCAAAACTTACACTGGCCTATTTAGAGACACGGTTTTATTAGAGTTACAACGACTTATAAAAAAGGCTGGCGCATATGCGAGCGAGCTAGTGGATGTACTCAACCCCTTTGATGGAGATTCATTTAATTTAGATGGTGAGCTGTCCCGCATTGATGGGACCTATGACAGGGTAACTGAAAAAGCAAAAGAGACTGCAAAGGCTCGAATTGCTGCTTCAAACCAAGCGAGAGACCAAGTTCTACAGGATGTTTTTGCAGAGCGAGATGGCGCAATTAACGCAATGAATGAGCAGCTGGCAGCTGCAAAGTCTCTTGCTGAGTTCAGACTTCAAAGACCTGCAGCCAACGATAACAGCTTCAACGCACCAGAACCTTTCGTTCCTGAAGAAAGAACATCAACGCCTGAAGAGCAAAACAGTGAGTATGAAAGGCTTCGTCTAAAATATGCAACGCGCGAAGAAGCGCTTCGCATCAACGCGCAGAATGAAATGGCAATCATTACTGAAGCGATGGAGCAAAAGAGAATCACCGAGCAGCAAGGGTTAGACTTAATTTTTGCAGCTCGCAAGAAGCATGAAGATGAATTAGCAGCGTTAGAAGCAGCCAAGCGCAACATGATACTAGGCAGTTCGGCACAAATATTTGACGGCTTAGCTAGTATTACGGGTGCATTCGCGGGTAAACAGTCAAAAGCCTACAAAGTTCTTTTTGCCATTAGTAAAGGTTTTGCTATTGCGCAAGGTGTCATGAATTTGTCAACGGCGGTCAGTAATGCGATGGCGCTACCCTACCCTTTAAACATTCCAGAGATGGCTAAGGCCGCAGCAACTGGAGCAAGCCTGATTGCAAATATTAAAGGCGTCACAATGCAAGGCCAAGCGCACGGTGGGTTAGACAAGAATGTTAGAGAGGGAACCTGGTGGCTGAGAAACGACGAGATGGTACTCAACCCTCAACAACGTCGTAGCTTTGAAAGCATGGTCGCCTCAAATGATTCACGAGCACCGGGCGGAAGGAGTGGCGGTTCACGAGTGTTCTATATCACCAACAACATAGACGCAACAAATGCGGTACCAGGCATGGAAGAAAAAATACGCGAGAGCGTGGAAATGGCGCAGCTGCAGTGGCAAGCCCAGCTGCGAGAAGACTTTTCTAATGGTGGCGAATTATCGCAAAGCTTAAGTGGGACGATGGCCGCATGAATGAGATTTTTGATTTCCCTGAACTTCCCGTTAGCCGTTGCCTGTTCGTTCCTCAGTTCAACACCAAGATGAACAGAAGTTCATTTAATGGATTTGAGCATATTGTCGAGAACCCAGGCGAACGATGGATTGTTTCATACAAGTTTTCAGTGCTGACATTTGAAGAATGCAAGGTGCTGAAGGCGCACTTAGCTCACTTGCGCGGCCCTGTTAATAAAACGCGTTTGTACGACACAACCTTTAACCAACAAAGCGGATTGTGGGCAGGCGTTCCTAGAGTAAATGGCGCTGGCCAGTACGGCATGATGTTAAACGCCGATGGGTTTGAACCCAACCTTTTGGTTGCAAGTGCAATGGACCGCTGTGTGATTGGCGAGCAGCTGCTTGAGATTAGGCAAGACTGCTATGCCGATGAGTTTGGTCGCACCACGCTTTACTTTACGAACGAATTACGCGAGCCCGCCACAGACAACAGTGTTATCCAAAGCGATGTTTCTTCGCTTAAAACCATCGCGCGATGGATTAAACCAGAACAAATACAGCAGCTGTCTGGCAACCGCCGTTTGTACCGCAATATTACGCTTGATTTTGAAGAGGCATTCACATGATTGAGAGCGCAATTTCACCCACGATGTTAGAAGCCGCACAGGCAAGCCCGTCACGCTTGCTCGCCTTTGCAGAATTAAACTTTAAGTCTGGCTGGGTACGAGTTCACACAGGTGTGGGCACCCGCGTTTATAACGGGCAGACCTATCTAGGCATAGGTGAGCTTGGCAGCATTGGCAGAGTTAGAGAGAACGCGAGCCAAAGTGGCAACAGAACCACGCTTTCACTTGTTGTGCGTGACCCATCGTTGCTCAGTGAAGTCATGAACGAAGACCCCAACGGTCGCGAGTGTTTCATCCATCTAGTCGCGTTCGATGAGAACCGCCAAATAACAGAAGGCGCTGATTATTTTATCGATGCAGAAATGGTTGACCTAAAAGTTATTACAGGTAAACGCGCCGCGAACAAACCTGCGGTTATCAAAATCACGATTAACGACTGGTTCGAGCGATGGGCTCAACCTGTCGAAGTGGTAAAAACCACCGATGCAGCGCAGCAAGAACTTCACCCGGGAGACCGATTTTTTGACCTTGTAGAAGTGATCGCAGGCTCCCCTCTTTCCAGCCTTCCAGTTAAGACAAATTACGGCGGTGGCGGTAGACGTTCAACGCGCGGTAGAAGCGGAGCCCACCAACGATGAGAAACAAGAATTGGCCAGAAAAGCTTGTCACTTACCTGCAAGAGCATTTAGACACCCCGTTTGAGTGGGGCACGTTTGATTGCTGCTTGTTCGCTGCAAATGCTGTTCACGCGATGACAGGAAAAGATTTTGCAGAGCCGTTTAGAGGTAAATACACCACTGAAAAAGGGGCAGCCAAGGCATTAATTAAATATGGCCATGGCGATATTAAAAGTACGTTAAATGCCATATTTGGTCCGCTTAAACCCCGTTTAAACGCAGGTCGCGGTGACTTGGTACTTGTTGAAACCGACACGGGTGATGCCTTAGGGGTTGTTGCTAGCGGCAAAATTTGGGTGGCGACATTGAGTGGCCTCGCCACTCTGCCGTTGAGTCATGCAAAAGGTTGTTGGAGCGTACCATGCCACCAGTAGCTGTCGGCGTTGCATTAGGATTGGGAGCCGCAGCGGTAGGCGCTTCGGTTACGGTTTTAGGTGTTGGTCTTTCAGCTGCACTAAGTGCAGTGGCAATTGGCGTTGGCGGAGCTGCAGTAACGCATTTTCTGGGTGATGCCCTTACACCCGATATGGGCGACTATGCATCTGACCCTGCCACTGACCAGTCGTTAAATACCAACGCTAACGATGTAAGAAAAATAGTGTATGGCGAGGCGCTAGTAGGCGGCAAAATCGTCGGCTATGCCAAGCCCACTATCGGTGGTGATGACTACCACATAATGGTGCTTCACCTTATTGGCCATCCGTGTGAGAGCGTAGATATTTATGAAATAGAGGGGAAAACCAAGAGTGAGCTTTCAGGTTTAGTTTCCAGCCGAATCTATTTAGGCGACCAAACCACAGTGTGCCCACTTGCTAACCAATATATCAGTGGGTGGACATCGGAACATATAGGCGTAAACCAAACCTATGTGACGTTAAAAATTAAAGTTGATGATGAAGCGTTCCCGAGCGGGCTAAACGAAATTAAATTCGTTGTTCGTGGCCACAAGGTTTACGACCCCAGAAAAGACACGACGCAAGGTGGTGATGGTGAGCACCGTTTTGATGATGAATCAACATGGGAGTGGTCAAGCAACCCAGCGCTATGTAGTTACGACTGCTTACGCCGTTACGGCGCAAAGCCTGTTCCTCGTCGACGCCTTCCTATGGACTTTATTGCTGTTACCGCCAACTACTGCGATGAACAGGCTATCTATAGAGACGCAGAGGGCAATGAGCAAACAGGAACGCGCTTTGAGGTAAATGGCGTTTTAAATAACGGCATGCGTCAGCAAGACATGCTTAACCAAATTATGGCGTGCATGGGAGGCAAACCCTATCGTGTAGGTGGTGTCGTCTACTTTAAGCCCGCTATGTATGCTGGCCCAGCAACAATAGTCATTGACGTAGATAACGACTCAATGACGTTTCCAGAGTACCGTCCTCATCGCCCTTACAAAGAAAAAATTAACACGGTCAAAACCGAGTTTGTTAGCCCAAATCACAAGTGGCAAATGACCAATGCCCCTGTGGTAAAGAGCGCCGAGTACCGCGAAAACGACGGTGCTTACTTAGAGTCAAACCTGCGCTTCACGCTAATAACCCGCGACCATCAAGCGCAGCGAATAGGCAAACTGGCAATGGAGCGTAGCCGCGCGGGTTTTATGGCTACACACATTGTCCCGGGTGTTAGGCTAGATATCATTCCTGGTACATGTATAAAGTTTGTTGATGTCGAAACAGGCGTGAGTAAAGAATTTACCGTTGAAGACAGAGACTTTGATACTGAAAAACATCAGACCAAACTGCAGCTAATAGAAGATGGCCCGCAGATTTACCCTGACAGCTTTGAAGCTGCTGAAGGCGACTTAACGCCAAACACATCTTTGCCAGATGCTACCGTTGTCCAGGCTCCTGAAAACTTACTGTGGACAACCACCCCAAATGACAGCTGGCGGCAAGGTGTTTTAACGTGGGACCATCCATCGCCGGCTAACGTGATCAGCTATGTTGTTTCAGTCAGCAACAAAGACAGCCAAACACCCGAGACTCAACTAACATTTACGCCTGCAAACAGAGCTCAGAGCTTAGCGCACTTGCCTGTTGGTGTTTATACCGTAGCAGTATCTGCACGAAACCGATTTAGAACCAGTCCAGGCATCGGACGAGACATTACTATTGGAGTACCGTCGACGCCCACACAAGGTGTGGTAGTAAATGTGTTGCCTGGTCGCATTGTGATTAACGGCCCTACTCTTCCCCATAACAACGCAACTTATGAATGGAAGTACTCCTATGATGGCGATGAGCAGGAGCATTTCGATAGCGCCATTTATATGGGTAAAGGCGACACCGTTACTATTACAAACACCCCACACGACGGCGTTATCTATGTTTGGTATCGGCTTGTTGATGGCGACCAAGTAGACCCGAATTGGCTAAGCTTCAGCGTGGCTGATTTGATAGGTACCACGTTCGACAGAGTAGACCCAGAAATCATATCTCGAATTCAATGGCCAGGTTTACCAGCGGCACTGGGTGATCACATTGAAGCGATTACTAATGATGTGTCTTATTGGAGTACCCAAACCAGTGAGCAGGGCGACCAGTACCAGCAGCTTATTTACAACGTAACCGAAGCGGTTAGCGCTAATCAAATCAACAGCACAGAGATAATTGGGCTTAAGCAGAAAGTAGGTACCAAGACAGTTGAGGCGCAATTTGCAGACTTTAAGCAGGTAAATATCGGCTATGAAGATGAGAACGGCGATTGGATTGCCGGCGCACCTCTGGTTCGGTCGTTTGAAGAAGTAAAAGTGACAAACAGTGCGGGTGAAGAGCTTTCTGTTATTAACTTCATGCAGGCTTTGGAAGACCAGCTTGGTGAGCTTGGCGGCACTTACTACTTAGGCGTGGTAGACGAAAACGAAGAGTTCACAGGCTTAAGTATTCAGGGCGGGAACAACAATTCATCAATTCACCTTTACATGGATAACCTTAAGTTCGCCAGTCAAGCAGGCGTAGTGTTTTTTAACCTCAATACTATTACTGGCAAGTTGGAAATTGGTGCAAACACAGAGTTTACGGGAACTATTAGAGCAGCTCGGGAAGTAACTGTTCGAGCTAACGTCATGGAAGTGAAGGATCCTGATGGGTTTGGACCAGACAATTTATGGATATGGAAAGGTAGCCCGATACTAGACCAAAATGGAGAGCCAGATTATGACGCCTTGACCAAACAAAATGCTTCTTTGGGCTGGCGTGACTTAAATGCTAATGAATACTTTGGTGGCTCAGTAACAACGGGACAACTGATAAATGGTGGTGATACCACCTTGCTTACATTAAACCCTTCAGTTGAAGTAGGGCCTTTTACAACCAACGGCAACCCTAAAACGGTTAACTGTAGTCTTAGTTGGCGAGGAACCTACACATGGGATGAGGCGTGTCCTACAAATCAAGACTTTGTGCCTGAAGCGACGGTTATTTTAGAGCGTAGCACTGGGGGTGGTGGTTGGTCTCAGCTTCAATCTAAAGTTTTGACTGGGACAGTCACATACCACGAGTTTGATGACCGTGAACACGGAGTTACAACGTGTACCATGGCTGAAGTTTCTGGGGGCTCATTCACTTTTACAGACACCAGCACATCACAAGCCAATTTCACATATCGTCTGCGAGTTGTTAACCAACAACGTGCGCTACTACAACAATTCATAGACTCGCAGCGTTTGAGTCTTATCAGCGTTGAGGAGCGGCCTTCATGAGCGCAGTGAGAGAGTTCCCAAGCGTTACGCTTACAAACAACAGTAATCTGGTACAGATAAACACCAATGATTCTAACTTTTCGGTCGTGCCTGGAAGCGTAATTGTTGTAGCTGGTGACAGACCTCGGGTGTTGACAAGCGGCGATACAGTTAATCGCACATTAACGCTATCTATTCCTTATACGGGTAACGACATAGTAGAGAAAAGCGCGGCGCTCATACCACTTGGTCAGAACGATGCTTTATTGTCCGCTATAACTTCACTAACACAAGCACAAAACGGACTAGCCGAGGCGTATGGAAATGTTAGTGAGGTTAGCTGGTCTGTCATCATAGACCCACCAGTCACATCGACACAATGGCCGGATTTCACTCAAGTTACGGGCACATTGGGCGAGTCTCAGTTACCCGAAGTAGTAGTAAAAACACCACAATTGAAAGCGCTAGAAGATGCCGAGGGTGGAAGAGGTTTAAGGCAAAGCCCCGCAAATTTTAATCATGATCACAACGCATATAACCATATACATCATGATTTACTACCTAAGTCTTTGAGCGAACTACCGCCCGAATATCCGCCAATTAAAGCACCCGTGCTTCACTTCGACTCGGCTCAAAAGAAAGTACATGCGCTATTTTCCAGTAACGACGTTTCAGACTCGCTAGAGATTAACGGCTACAAAGCTAGAAGACATTTCTACGTTATCGACCAGCCTACGTACATTCAATTTAATAGCCTATACACAGGAAAGCTAAGTTATCGTGTTTTTCGCTGGTCAACAGATACAAATGCTATTCCTGGTCTTGCCAATGCGACTCTTAACCAATGGTCCACCGTTACCGTAGATGTAACAGATTTAGATAATTTTGGTACAGATGGAACAGGCAACTACTTCTACGGCATTGTGGATTGGATATGTTTAGAAGATAGAGGCGTATTCGTAAAATTAGACAAGAGTTTTTACGTCAAAGACCATGCTACTGATACGTACAAAGCATATATTCCCTCCCTCGGAACAATACGAAAAAACTCGGGGCCTTTAGATGATCCATTTGTCGAGTGTTTCTTACGTGTTGATGGGCGTTGGGAAAGTAAAGATATTACCCCCGCAGTTCCTTTTGACATTGAACCTGAGTGGACGCAACAAAGCGAAAGAGTATTCACTTGCAGCAATGTGGAAGACCCTGACGATGCGGTTGAATTTTTTCCTACGTATAAAACCAATTATAAAACCATGACGTGGGCCGTAGTTATTCGCAGTCTTACAGGTGCATTAACAACAGCTATCAGCAACCAAGGGCCGCATCAATCATCCGATGTAGGAACCCATATTTATGAGGGGACAGGAGAGCGCATCTGCCTTAAACGAGCCTACGCGGTACTAACAACAAAAGTGCAAGTTTTATTCATCAAACAACTAATTACGGATCCAGACACCTATGGCAATTGATTGTATTGATATAAACCTTGATGAAACCCCAGAAGGTAATACAGGCGATTGGTGGGATTCGCCCCTTGGTTGGGATAGGTGGCTGACTGCGCTTAATAGTCGGGGTGATAAAGACTTGATTCACATTTGCTGCGATGCAGGTCGATTAAGAGACAGACTAACCTACGAAAACACTTACCAGATTACCGCTTTCGGTTCGTCAATAAGCCGAATATATGTTATGTGCGGAAATATTGGTTCTCGTTTTGAGTCTTCCGTCAGTCAAGATTCGTGGTGGTTCGTAGGTTCACGCCCTGACCCAATGCGCCGGCAAGAGTGGGAAGGGGTAAATCTTCTTGAAATTACTAGTGATTACATAAGTATCGAAGGGATAAAAGCGAAAAACTATGCTGACGTGATGGAATACAAGTCGGCTATTCAAGATTCGGCGCTAATGAATTGTATATTTCAAAATGCAAATTACGGCGCAAGGTTTAGAGAAACCGTGACGGATATGGAAATTGACAGCATTGTGGGTAAGAACATTACCAAGTCACTGTTGATGTTCCATAAAAATGTTACGAACACGACCATATCAAATATCACTTCATTAAATGCAAACATCGAAGACGGTGAAGCGATAGGCATTCGCTTTCTTGGGGGCAACAACCAAAACGTAAAAATTCGCGATGTTGTTATTGGTGGTCAGCACGATCACTACGTTGGTAGCATACCTAAAAATCCCTACCACGATAAATCCGAGTACGCTCCGTACACCCAAGGTGAAGCGTTAGCTATTGAAGGTGGCGCAGGCATTGAGATAGACAGATTCTTTGTATTCAATACTACCGACAGGCTTATCGATTGCAAAGCCCAATGTGTTATACGCGACAGTGGCGGGTCAATGTCGAAGCGCGGCATTACCATGTGGGCCGCTGACTCACATGCAATCAATTGCGTGGTCAAATCCTCAGTGGGCGTGGGGAATACCCCCGCAACCGCTTACTTGCTTTTTGGTAACAATTCGACGTTGGAGGATTGTTCGGCATTTATGCTTGAGAGGCGCTTTAAGTGCACTGTTATTGTTTCACAGGCAATCAACATAAAAATCATAAGGGGCGAATACATTCAACCTCCCGATTACCCCTTTATCGTGTCGGGTTCGGGTAATGATGCGGTTGGAGTAACAACCGTTGAACTCATTGATGTTGAGATAAACGGGAAGAAATACAACAGAACACTGACGTTTCAAGACCCAGGCAGCGAATGGGTTCCTGATTAATAGTTTTAATTTACATGCAAAAATTAAGGTAACTTCACATGGCATCTACCACGCAATATAAATCAATATTTAAAACCGCGAAGGCAATAAAAGAACTCCCTGACGGAGATTATATTGTTGAGTTTTTCAAATTTCTAGGCAGTGAAAAATTAGACTCTAAAATTGTTACGTTTGTAAGTGGAGAGTGTGAAACGGATATAAACGCAGCTCCCGGTCAAGAAGTAAAAGCAACTATAGTTTCTGGGGGGTTTCCAGCAACCGCTGCTGTCACATTTACAGCAAGAACAGGCCCATTTGTTTTTGCGAATGACACATTAACTGACCGTCTTTCTCTTAGAAACAAAGTTATAGACCAAATTAATGGAGAAAACTACGTTCCTGGTCGCGTTAAAGTGCTTGCTTCTGGTGCAACGTTTTGCGCTTACAACTTTGAAGGTGCTAACGGCTGTATATCGTATAACCCGGCTGGGGCGTTTGACCATTTAAATCCAGATGAAACATTTACTGAAGTGCTGGACTACAGAACATCAGAAGGTGAAATAGGTCAAATAAAAATAGAAGTAAGAGGAAGCCAACAAGTCGGGCCTAATTTACTAAGAGATTACTCTGCGTTTTCTACAGACGGTTGGTCGGTCAATGGTGATCAAATAGCTCACAATACCGGAAATGAGAATGTCATATCAACTGGAGACTTAGCACTGAGCTTAGACTCAGTATATGAAGTCTCTTTTCTTGTAAGTGGCGTTACTGCAGGTAGCGTAAAACCTGTTTTGTCAGGGGTCAGTGATGAGTCTTCAGACTATGGTATGAAATTGAATGGAAGAGAAGTTTGGTATTTAAGAGCCACGAGTAACTTATGTAAACTTTTAATTGAGCCTTCAAATGACTTTGATGGCTCAATTAATACTTCTTCAATTATCATGAAAAAAGTTAATTCCTTGAATGGAGTTTCTTCTTTCCGAGAGGCCTCTATTAACCGCGTAGGTTACAACGAAATAAACTTCAATTTGAGGTTTTTAGAACACTACCGTTGGTCGGACAATAACTTTTATGACTACTTTATAGAAGATGAAAAATTAGGGAGAGATAAGGAATATCACAAGACCTTTTGGTACGACAATGCGGGGGTGGAAAACGTTGTTATTAATGGTCTTAACTTAGAGGGCTATCACTCAATAGTCGCTAGGAACGCACCAACCAGTGAAAGGCAGGGTATCGTTAAAGGGTTCTTAGAAGCGTATGGGTTGAGCCTAAAAGGCGGCTATACTGGTTCTAGCTTTGACAACCAAGCGTTTTTTAGCCTTGGTGTTAATGGAGTCGCATGTGGTAGAGCTGCACTATATCACATAGATATGGATCTACTAAGAACCCCCAACCGCAATGACCACAACGCGGATAACACGGATTGCATCCGAATTAATGGTGGTTGTGAAGCCCCTGTTTCCGACGATTTTTTAACAGGTTTTGATATTTATGCGGCTAACGCTGGGGATGGATGTATAGACTCAAAAACCACGAGTGAATGGAACTTTGCGGAGTACTTTGGTAGTAACAGGCAAGTGAGAATGCATCGCAGTCATGCGTTGTTTATGAACTCTAATTTTACTAGACACGAAGATTCTTCGGGGTCTTTCAACATTGAGCACCCTTATTCACTGTTGCAAATTTTCAACTCAAGTTTGGAAGGCGAAAGAATTGTTTCTTATGACCAAGTTCAAAGCAACTTAGCTACTAAAGAAGGTTTTGGAACTGGCCGTGAACCTATCTACAGTTGGGAGAATTATGTGAACCCTTCTGACGCACAGCACTTGTTTTATGTAATGAAAACTCTACCCCGACAAAGAGAAACAGGAAAAGCCGCTATTACGGATTTGCAAATACAAGCGGCACCTACGGGCACAACAGATTGGGAAGATATTTACAGCAATGGAATTCCAAGCGGTCATTACTTACAAGTTTCGTTAAACGCCGGTAATTATGATATTCGAGCAAGAATAAGAAACGGTAACCAATCAAGCGAATGGGTTGCTCTCGGTTCAGAAGTAAGAATTTATGATTTAATTGCTCTTGCGTTCCCGTCTGAATTTAGCTGGTTTACTGATAACTACGCAATTAATTCCGATAGCACAACAGACTTCGACATTGATGATTTTAAACCTGCGCATACCACTGATGTTTATCTGTCTGCGACAGGCGATGATGGCAACGATGGATTGACAGTAGGTTCAGCTAAAGCCACGTTAGCAAGCGCTTTGTCAGTAAGCGGCGTTGACCGAATACTCGCAAGTAATGGCAATTACTACGATTGCGCTATAGACGCCAGCACCACATTGGGCGGCAATTTAATCATTGAGGCAACAGGTGATAACGTGAACCTATACGGCGGTAATAATACGGCCGCTTGGAGTGCTGAAGGTACTTACACAAACGTATATCAAGCAAATATTACAACCGTTGCCGGTGTGCTTGATTTAACGGATATTGATGAATGGAATGGTAAAGTCAAATCGTTACTTTCTGTAAACTCGTTATCTGCACTAGATAGCACTGACACAGGTTATTACCATGATTCAGGGACATTGTACGTAAAACTGCATGATGGCAGAGAACCAGACTCAAATGTGTTCACTTCAGCAGCCGATTCAATCAAAGGGCACCCAACCAGTACGCTATTTATAGAACGCGTAAAAATGTTCGGTTTTGGAGTGGCTGTTGCTTCGTCAGCCGCAGCAGGAAACATTATAGCTGTGAAAGAGACTGACTCTATTGCTTCTGCAGCAAGAGGCGCATTCGTAGAGCGAAACGGAGTCGAAGCCTACTTTTCCAAGTACAATATCTACAATGCAGCTTTGCATGGTAACACGATAGCAAATGACACAAAATGCTTGGAACATGACTGCATCATTGACGGATGCGACGGTAAAGGTTCTATACGATTCAATAGCGCTTCGGTAATACGCATTGGAGGCAAGCGAACTAACAGTCGTTTAAGCCAAATAGAAGAGTCGGGCACAACTAGTTCTGTGAATATTGGTATCGAAGTAACTAGCTCAAATCTAGGCGCTGACAACTGTTTTGAAATAGGTAGCAATGTAGATAAGGTCTACGTGTTGAATTGCAAAGGTGTTGACACAACCAAATGGGAGACAACGCCGGTCATACTAGGAAGCTCTGGAAAAGTATTAGAGCAAAATAATACCAACATCGATGTTAGGTCTGCAGTTCCCGCAAACTTATTCTAGGAGAAAGGTATGTTATACGCATATTTGGGTCTTTATCGATACGGTAATGAAAATACAAATATTAACAGCGCCCCAATTGCTAACGCAGGTGCCGACCAATCAGTTTCGGCAGGAGTTGAGTTCAGATTAAATGGAACAAACTCTCAAGATGCCAACGGCGTAATTGTCGAATGGCGCTGGACGCAAACCGAAGGCGACCCAGTAACACTTAACTTAGAAGACCCTGCAAGGCCTACGGCAACGTCTCCAAGCAAAACAACAGCGCAGCGCTTAACGTTTCAGCTGGTTACTGTTGACGATGAAGGTGCTTCTAGCGCCCCTTCCCTGGTTAACATTGACGTTTCTGCGGTGGTACAAAATGATGTACTCAACATTATCGACAAAATTTCATTCACGTTTGAATCAGATGGAATGATTACAGCATTTCCAGGGCGAGCAAATAGAGAAACCTTCAGACTTAAGCCTAGTGATCCTACTGGCCTTGTTCTCGATGACGGATGGTTCGATTTCGAGGCAAATGATGTAAGGAGAGTAGAAATCTCTATGCTCGAAACCACTGGCGTTAAAATCATATCTAGTGATACGGATTCAATCACTAGAGAAAGAAGTAAATTGCACGTAAGAATGGGAGATATGCCAATCAAGCCATCAACAAAAGAGTTCGAACCGACTGTCTCTGTTTTTGTTGGCGATGATGAGAGAGGTGTTGTTATGACTGCACCAGGGCTTTCAGGCGCACCCAAAGTAAAATACTACTCAACAACCGCAAGAGCTGTTTAAAAGGGGTTTAAAGATGCCTTATACAGCAGAAATGTATGGTCAGGTAAAAGTCGAAGAATTTGTCACCGGATGGATTCTGCGCCTTACCTTTCCCGGAGGCACATTTAAGTTCTACGCTCACTCACAAGGCGAAGACAACATAGTCATTTACATTGGACACGGGAGTGTAACCAAAGAAATGAAAATAGCGGTAAGAGAGTGGGCAAGCAGTAGAGGTATTAAGCGCATTACGTGGGGTAGAGACAAGGGGATAAATAAGGCTATAAACGTCGGTTAGTGTCGCCAAACTACTCCGCGTTGTTCGCCAAACTACTCCGGCGGCTACAGCACCTAAAAGAAAACCCCATATTCAAAATCAGATAAACTATTTCAAATCATGGGGTTCTTTGTATTTGGCGGAGAGAGAGGGATTCGAACCCTCGATACGCTATAAACGTATACACACTTTCCAGGCGTGCGCCTTCAGCCACTCAGCCACCTCTCCAAATTTTGTATCAAGAAGATTTCAACGACGAAAACCCTTGAGCGCGCGTATAGTAGGTAAAGCCGCGCGCTTAATCAAGAACTTGCTGGAAAATATTCAGCAAGTGCTTATAAAAGGTGCGCTTATAGCCCGCCTTTCGCTTTTAACTCGGCTGAGAAGTTAAGCATGCGATCAAGTGGAATGAGTGCACCTTTACGCAATTCATCATCAACAAAGATTTCATGCCCATCAGTTTCGCCCGTTAAAGACGCCTTAATCGCTTCTAAGCCGTTCATTGCCATCCAAGGGCAGTGAGCACAGCTTTTACACGTAGCGCCGTTACCGCCCGTTGGAGCCTCTATAAACGTTTTCTCTGGAGTAAGTTGTTGCATCTTGTAAAAGATGCCTTTATCAGTAGCAACAATAAAGGTG